AATTAACCGGGTCAACTTTTGAGATAGCACCCCACCCCCGTTCGCCTGCTGTCTTGCGTCCATGACACTGGATGCAAAGCACTTGCAAGTTAGCCTCATCGTAGACTGCGCCACCTTCAGCGATAGGTCGTATGTGGTCTATGTGCAGCTCACGGTCAAAAAGTGGTACTGTCTTGCATGCATCGCATATACCACCACGCCGCATAAGTATTGCCTGCCTATACTTGCGCCACTTGGTACTGGCATATAGTGGGTTGTTTGCCACTATACGCTTGGCTTGGCTCTTATGTTTTAAATAATTCGGCATTAACTACTATAACTACTATAACTACTTTTTTACTAAAACACTTCTACACTACTATACCTATGCTATTATATGTTTATAATAAAGTAGTAGTTAGTAGTTAATCCTTAGAAGGGTTGGGCGTTAGGGTTTATAGGTGCTAAGGCCTTGACCATACGCACGTTATCCCCTCCCGTGTGAATCATTAGTTTAAGCCCTAAAGCATTAACTACTCCGCGTATCTTGTTACGTGCAAAGGGTCGGTTTGACGTTTCTAAGCAATAGCTGGTATAGCCTCGGTAAAAGTCCGTAAAGGTCATTTCCTGCCCTTCGTACATGCTTAGGGTTTCGTCGTGCCAGCTTTGCAGGCTGTTTATAGCACGCCTAAACTCTTGTAATTCTACTACGTTGCTAGGCACTATTGTAAAGCTTCGGTTAGCCTTTAGCCTTAGTAATCCATTATAAGCCCATTGTATAATGCCTGGCATTTCCTTAGTTAGCTCCTTTGCTAGGCTCCAGTCCTCACGACCTACAAAGCTGTTATTAAGGCTTATTACCATTAAACGCCTAAATACTCCATTGCTTATATCGTCAACCATAGGCAGCCCGTTGGTCGCAAATGCAAATTTTGCATAAGGCGTAAAGTCGAAAGGCTTTTTATACTTCGGGTTCGCTGTCAATACCTCGCCCGCTACCGCCTTTTTAAAGCCCGTAGTGCCGGTACTGTCTTTGTAGCTTATCTCGGTGGCTATGTTCAGCCAACTGCCCGCTAATCGCTCTAAATTGCGTTGCTCGTTAAGCTCGTGCCATTCTAAGCGCGTGCAGTATGGTACCATAGCGGCCAGCACCTCTAATAGCACGCTCTTACCATTGCCGCCGTCGCCGTACAATACCAGGGCTTTGTGTAGGTTTAGGCTTCGGTCCAGGCAATAGCCGAACCATTCTTGTATTAACTGTGTCTTTTGATGCGCGTCCTCGTCCCCTTTAAAAACTTGACCGAGAAAGTCTAGCCATTTGACCGGAAAAGCCAGCTGGTCGAACTCGTAAGGTATGCACTCGGTTACTTTGTGCGGGACCTTATATTTTGGGTTCGTAACAAATTTACCGGCCTTTACGTATCCGTTTGTAAACGGTATTATATCTAAATTGTCCGGGTTAGCTGCTAGTTTCTGCGCTAAATACTCAATTATGTACGTGGTTTTGGCCTGCGTCCCTTTGGCCTTTAGCATGTCAAAACATAAAATGCCTAGTTCCTCGCGGGTTAGTTCCTTATATTCGTTTTTCTCGGCGACAAAAAAACGGCCCTTGTTGTAAAAGCCGTTCATGTCGTTTAGTTGCTGCTCTAGCCATAGCGCCGCTGCGTATGGATCCGTTAGTCCGTCAATCGCTTCCATTTGTCAAAGTTTGTCTCCCAGGTTAATAAATCAAAATCTTCTCCAAGCTCCCACAAAAGTTTCTCACGTTCTAGGTTCTTAGCCCAAAACATAGTGTTTGCATGGTGCTTGCTGCGCGTAACGTAAAGCGCGAGCCTTTGTAAAAGCTCCGCCTGGTAGTATAGTTCGTCTAGCTCCGCTTCAACAGCTGCAACCTCTTTACGTAGGTTACGCATGTCAAAGCCTTTAGCTTCGCTTCGGTCTAGGTACGCTTTTATCCCTTTCATAACTGATCAGTTCTAATGTTCCTGGCAATTCATTCATAAAGCTTCTAAGCTGCCCCACGCTATTGAATTTAAGCTCCATTTTGTTAAGCTCACGGGTTGCACGATGGCGTATGTAAATTATATAATTCATAAAGCGCCCCATTGTGTAGCCATGGCATCCGCGATGCCCTGCCAAAATTTACTGCGTGCTTTACCGTCGCCCCAACTTTTTGCATACCACGCAGGCAAACGTTTACCGCTTGCATAAGTAATAAACTCGCCTTTGCCTACTAATTTAGTATGCTCAAGCTTTGGTAAGTTCTTAAGCCATAAGCACGTCGTTTTTTGTGCCTCATGCCCAAACTGCCAAGGCTGTATAATTTGCTCCGGCTTTCGTATTCGCGTGCTAATAACGCTCACTGGGTTTTCAATCGCAATTCGCTGAATTGGTGCATCCATTAAGGCTTTTACAAAGTCCAAGCTTTCGGCTTGCTCTTTTTCTTTACGATAAAACCACTGAGCACCGCTAACCGCTAAATGCGTACACGGTGGGTGCGCTATCATAAGGTCCCAGCCATCATTAAGTACGTCTAAAACGTTTCCTTGATAGTGAGGACCTTCGCTTTCGGTCGGTAGTATGTCGCAGCTCATGGCGTAATGACCAGCCTTTGTAAATGCGTCTCGAACTGTGCCGCTGTACTCGCATGCAATTAAAACCCTCATAGCACGCCGTTTTGCTTTAGCATGTGCGCTATTTCGGTAGCATCCTCTACGCTCATAACTACTAGCGTGGTTTTGCGGTTGCGCTTCCATAAAAGCACATTATACATGCCAGGTGTGCTAGGCATGTGTTCAAGCACAGCGTGCGGGTCTAGCCCACGCTCTACATGCTTGCACTGAACGTAAAAGGGGTAAGTTTCTACTAGGTCTACGCCTTGGCCGTCTAGCCATTTATTCATTAAACGGCTGGTCTGCACGTTAGGAAAAAGCGGCCGTAACATTCTAGCTACGGCCACCTCAAACCTATTACCTTTTTGCTTCACGTTCACCGGTCGAAAGCGTCTAATTCATTTGCGTAATCATCGCAAATTCGGTAAACTTTAAAGTAAAGCTCGTCCGGCATCTTTACAGCGTAACCCGCTATAAACAAAGTAACGCGGTTTACTACCATGCGGCAGCCGTCCTCGTCGCAGTCGCGCACGTACTCTACAACTAGATTTTCCTCTAGGTTCAAGTCGCCAAAGTTGTACTCCTCAATCATTTTCTTTGACTTTCGTACCAGTGTAGCCAGGTCTTAATTTTGAGTAATTGCTTTTGCTGGCCCCAAAGCTCGCTTTGCTCCTCTAAGACTGCCTCTTGCATTTTATGGCGTATTAACGACAACTGGCCCTCAATGAAAGCGCCAAGCTCTACGCATACCGGGGTTTCAAAATTGCTCATGTGCGGTAACCATTTCGTCGTAGAGGTACTTAGCAACTAGGTAAACCTCCTGCAAGGTCTTGGTGGGGTCTGCGTTTAAACGCTCCATAGCCATTTTAAAGGCCACTTGAATTAAGATACTACGGTCTTTACCTCCTGCATTATTTGCGGGAGCTTGTGCCATAGTTAATACTTGCCCGTTAAAAGGAGCAGGCGCAACTTGCTGCATATACTCACTCACGATTTTGCCCTGGGGCGTACCGTTGCGGTCCGTCTTGCCGGTTAGCTCGTAGTTAATAGACTGCCCGTTAATAAAAGCGTCTGCCTTTTTAGAATTTACCTTAAAGTGGTCGCCGTTGGCCATTCGTAGCTCGTAAGCGTACATTAAACCGTAGGCACTTTGCCATGTTCCGTCCCCGGTGGCGTGCTGTATTGTGCTAGTTTTCATAGAGTAAACGAATTATAATTATTACAAACATTAAAACGCTCCCAGTAACGGAAACGAAAGCCGCCAGGGGTAAGCCCACGCGATCTATCCAATTTAAAAATCTATTTGCCATTTTGTGTTAGTGTTGGTTAACACGGCAATAGTAATAATAAAAATCTTAACTGCGAAATTTATTTTCGTTAAGGATTTGCGGCGTAACGTCCAGCACCGTGTTTTTGTGGGTTCTACGGTAGTAAAAATCCACTGTCACGCATCCGATAGGCTTAGGCGGTGCGCCTCGCTCTACGTGCCAGCCAAAGGCCCCGTCGCCGTATTCGTCCTTATAGGTCCCAGTACGTAAATGCAGTACCTCTTTTAAAATAGGCACACGGTGGCCGTCTAGCCCTGCCTTGGTTTGGTACATGGCGTACAGCTCGTGTACGTGGCCCATCCATACGCAGTCGGCACCTTCTATGTCCGCCATTTTACGCTGGTGCTGTATGGTTCCTTTTGTTACCGCTCCGCCGCCACCGCTTCCGTGGTAATAGTGTATAGCGTAGGACTTGCGGCTGGTCTGCCTTGCAAATTGTACTGTAAGCCAGCCACCATAGCCCCCGACGGTAATAGGTATGGCGGGTTTGTAAGTGTAATTGAATAGGTCGGCAAAGCGCTGGAGTGGGTCGGTTTCCACGTTTTTAATAATCGCGGTTTCGTGGTTTCCATAGGCTATAAATATAATGGTTTCGGCCCAGTCCCCGAACCACTTTACCGCATCTTCGATTACCGCGTCCAGGTAATTTACCTTGTTATGCTCCGGGAGTATGTCCTTTTTACTGCGTCTTGGGTCGTACTTACCCTGCATTAAACAAAAAAAGTCACCGTTAATGGCGACTTTAGCCCCTTCCTCTTTGGCAAGGGTTAAATGCTTGGCAAGTGCCACCCGATCACAGTGGGGGTTATCCCAGTGCAAGTCCGAAAGCATGTACAGTTTAAATTTTTTGCCTTCAACTTTAATAGTGTGGCTATTTCGGTGATGCGTTTGTATCATTTTTTGAGTATTACCACGAGCAAGGTAATACCTAAAACTATAATAGGCAGCATAGTAAACAATTCTTGACGGCGCGTTGGCTTTTTGTTAACCTCGCGAATCGTCTGCGTATTGCTAAAAACTGTATCGCCTTTGCAGGTCCCCTTTACATATATGCGGTCCCCTGGTAACCGTACTATTTCTACCTGGACCCTATCCTGCACCAGGGTTATGCTATCACGAAGCGTTACCGTGTCCCTTACCGTCTGCGTTTCGCGTATGGTAATAGTTTCGGTAGTGATTATTTTGGGGCTACATGCTACTATAAGTAACACGACGGCCCACGTTGCGAGCGCGTAGGGTTTCACGTTTTAAGTCTTTGGGGTTGTAACTCACGTGGACCCACTGTGGCTGCTTATCGGTGCCGAACTCATAAATAAGCTGGGTATACATGGCGTTTGTTTTTAGCCAGTCAAAAATCTTTCGGTGGTCCCCGTCCGGGCTTTGCAGGTCGGCCGCGAATCCATACAAATGGTCCGACTTATAGGCCCCGTTTGCCGCTTCATTTACGAGCTTGGACCTATACCCGCTTGTTACCGTTACTGGCCCTACCGCGTCGCGTAGTGGCTGCAATACCTTTTGGCATAGGACCAATAGGTTTACCTTGATTTGCTCCGTTGGCGTATTGTCAAAGTCGAAGCGGGTCTTTGTCAGCTCCGCCAGGGTAAAATTCTTTGTCATTTGTCCTTTGCAAAAAGTAGCCCTACGATCGCGGGTAAAAATACCCCGGCCTCTACTAGCGTGGCTTTTTCATACCATACCATGATCATAGCTACGCCGAATACGATACCAGCTAAGCAGCTAGTTTTTGGGTTCTCCGTTATTCTTTTTAACATCTTTGCGCCACTGGTAAAGGGTGTAGCCTATGGTTAGGCAAAATGAAATAGCGCCAACGATCGGCATAACTTGTGCCGCTACCGTGCTAAACATATTTAGCGTCCAGGCTCCTACTATGTGGTCGTTTGTCATGATAAAAAAAAGGCCTTACGCCCCGGTTTATTTTTTTGCCTTTGGCTCGGCGACGGGCGCGGGAATCAAAGCCCAAGCGTCGTTGGCAAGGGTGCGGTAGTAGCCATCAACTCCCAATACCTCATCGGCAGCAGGGTCGTTAACTGCAAGCACGGTGCGCCAATAAGATGAAGCGATAACGGCTCCGTCTTTGGTAACGTCAGTGGTTTTGCGGACTGCGATAGTGCCGTCAAGTTTGACGTTAAAGTCGCTGATGTAGATTACTTCTTCAATCATTTTTTTGTTGTTTTATTTTTAAGCAGTAAAGTAGGTAAGGGTCAGCATTATTCGGGAAGTATTTGCAAAATCGGCATTAGTTAATGGACTAACTACTCCCGCTTCGGTAAACTCGTAAAGGTCAATCTTTGTATCACCGACTACACCATATCCCGAATATACATTAGCAAAAGTTATATCATCTAACCAAAGAGAAGGCACGCTATAAAAAGAACCCCCATCAACAATAGTAAAAGGCAATCCCGTAATTTTAGCACTACCCGTAGAACTTCCTTTGCTTGTTAAAACGAAATACCCATTAACCGTTACTTGCCTTCCAATCTTGGTATATGTTCCCGTAAAGTTGTCGGCAGTCACACCAACAGACGCACCACCAAACGATACACCCATAGTCCAAGTGCCTTCTTCGTAGTCATCAAGGGCGTTGGCTGCTGCGGTGTCCCCGTTGAAGGTTAGGCCTGCAGAAGTAACACGAACACGCTCGGTAGAATTTGAAGCAAGAATCAAATCAGAGCCGCTATAAAGTCCAATCCCCGTTGAAGCGGTATGGCTAACTGAACCCGAATAAGTACCTGACGAGTTCATAAAACGGATGTACTGATAGCCCTGCCCGAATGCCGCACTCGTTGCAACTACACCGATTCCGTTTTCAGTTACCAAATCAGCATCAGTCGTGATATTCGCTCGCTCGGTTGTGGTTTTTACGGATAGATTTCCCGTAACACGAGCAGCAGCCGTAGACAAAGACAAAGCAGAATCGTTGCCAAGTCCGTCCGTGATGCGCTTCAGCGTACCGCTTAATGGCCCGTTGTCCGTAACCTTAATAAGGCTATCGTAAGTATCTTTTGGCTTAGTGCCAGTTAAGGTTGTTCCCATTGTGTAAAGTTAATTAAAAAAATGTTAGCTATTCCATGTAAACTCCAAAAGTTCCCAGTTAGCGTCTAGCGCGTCCCAGCTGTCCTCTGCGTTTAAAATGTCGCTATAAAAAATTGTGATAAATTGAGCTGTATTCATGTGTTCCAGTTGTTGTCAAGTTGTGCCCAGGTATAGTCTTGGTAATACCCCTCCCAGGTTACAAAGTAATAAAATAGGTGCGTCGGTAATTCGTAAGTAATCATAGGTCTTGGTTCGGTCGCTTAGATTCCGTACTTGTTAAAATTGCACCGTCTAAATATGCCCGGTAAGTAACGCGAGAATCGCGGTCGTTAAAACTTAAGTTAACGGGTTTGTATACTATAGAATCCCACGTAAAGGAGTGGTTATACGAATAGGTACCGTGTAGATCTATTTCGTAGTATTGCCCAGGCTGAAAGCTTTTACGAGCTAACTGGTAAGCTACAATAGTCAAGATAAGGTCTTGGTCCGCGCTCCAAAATATATTGCCGTAGGCAACAGTTCGCCCGCTATTTGTAAAGCATCGCAACTCCCCAGCTAGCGCTGCCCCAATTCCGGAGCTGGTCCAAATATCCCCAAGCTCGGTATTAAGCTCCGTAGTTATGCCGTTAATACGTTTGGTATTGTCCGCATAATAAATTGTAGTGCTGGGGTTCGCGTTGTGGTACGCAAAGTACATGGTCGCGGTTGTTACTATTGTATCGGCTGGGTAGCCTGACGTTTGTATGCCCGTAACCGTGTAGTACATAGGCTCCGTTCCTATGGTCGGTAAGGTGGCTAGGTGGCCATTGTTAATGTGGTGCTGGATGTTCTCTAGGCTCGGCCCAGGCCCAAAGTTTCGGTGTTCCGAATAAGTAACAAAAGACGCGGTGGTGGTCCAAATGCTGCCGTTCCAGTAATAGTTACCGAACTGAATCGTAACGTAGAACTCAAAGTCCACATGACCCCCGCCAAAGCCCGCATCAAAAGATAACTTTGCGTTAAGGTATGAATCTAGGTCTATATGGTTGGCACCCGTTGGCGTTACGTTGCCTACAAAGTAATTGTCCCGTGCTTTGTTGTTACCGCTTTCGTTTCTAATTATCCCCTGGCTCGGTTGGTTGTGGGTAATAAATACCTCACGAAAGGCCGGCTTGTACAGCTCTAAGCCCTCCGAATAAACCGTGGGCACTACCGAGGGGCCAGGCGTAGTAATACGTTCAAGAAACGCCCCGAATTTAGTATAGATATTGTACCAAGCTGGCGTACTAAGCCAAGCGGTCCTAAATACTAGCTCGCCTTTGTCTTGGTATAGTTGTAGGCCAAAGGTCGTGAGAATATCCTCTAGCGCTTCGCGGTAGGTGCGGTACTCGCTATCTCGGAACCATAGGCCGCTTTGTATGCACCCGGTCCACCATAGGCCGCCCTGGTTTGTAGTGATTCCTTTATTCGTTGGCTGCAAATGTTCGGAAACGAGAAAGCCGGTATAGCAGTCCCAAAAGTTACAAAGATTAAAGGTATCTGCGATTTGATCGGTGAACGCCTTAATGCCCGTGAACTGGTAAAAGTCTGCGCGTCGGTTAAGCATTTGAAACCCGTCCGAAAAGGTAAGCTTAATAAATCGCTGCCCGTTGGTTACTTCAATGCTGCAAGCGTCCGGAACCATGAACCCTCTCCAAACTACATTAAGGCCGTTTCTCTGCTCAATTATATACCTACCGTAGGCATCGCTTAGGATTGTGCGCCAGTCGTTAATGCTAAGGCCACCGAATACGCTAAGGTTGCATGTGCTGGCAATTATGCCGGGCTTGACTTCATCCTGCGCTTGGTATGCGACTTCCCACGACGCCACGGTAAACTCCAAGCCCGGGGCTGGACTTAGCGGGGCATCGACCCCCCAAAGTGTCCACTCATACCCTGCCGTATCGGCCGTTGCAAATAGGACCTTAGCCACCTACTCGGGAGAAATTATTGCCGCTGCGCTGGGTGCCTAGCAGTAGGTCCGAGCCGCTTACGCGGGCGTTTAGGTTCATGTCGCCACCGCCAAACAGCTTGCCCATACCGCCGCTACCTGCTTGCATTGCTTGAAAGGTGGCTTTAAACGGCACGCCGGTTATGGCGCTAATGGTTGCAGCTAGCGCAACAGTTGCAATTACGGCGGCCACTAACTTGGCTACGTAGTCCTTCAAGGCTTTGCCTAGGACTGCAAAAAAGTTTTCGCCGTTGGTAAGCGAAGCGGTAAAGGCCTGGGTAAGTATGCCGCCAAACTCAGCGCCTATGTTTGAGGCTAGCTGCAGTTGGCTGCTAAAGTCTTTTACCCCTTGTATTAAGGGCACTAGCTCGCCTTCAACTTCGCTAATTGCTTCCATTGATATAGGCTGAAAGGTGGCTAGTACCTCTTGCCTGCCCACGAAATTAAAATCTTCCTGGGCGTACTGCCTGGCAAGCGAAAGCATGCTACTAAGCGTATCTACAAAGGCCTCTGCCTTTACGTTTGCCTTCTTTAGTCCGTCCGCTGCTTTGTCGGTTGCGTCGGTTAACGCCAGGCCAAGCTTGGGGGCTGCAAGGGTTGTATCTACTAACGCCTCTTTAGATGCCTTTAGACCGTCTAAGAATATGCGGGTAGCTGCGCCGTTGGGCGTTATGTAACTAGCTAAATAAGACAGTTTCTCGTATAGCGAAAGCTGACCACTTAGCAGGGAGTTTAATACTTTTAGCCCCTCAGATACAAAAGACAAAAAGCCAGCGTAGACCGGTAGCAAGGCTGTGCCTATTTGCAGCTTCAAATCTTCAATGCTTGCCCTTTGGCGGTCTAGTGCGTCTGCGCTGCTTTCGATACCCGGACCTATAATGTCCAGGGTGGCTTTCATTGCGTTACCCAGGGCCTCTGCGTAAGGAACGCCAGCGGCTAGCTGGTCCTTCATTTCCTTTACGTTAATGCCTGCCTGCTCTAGGCCCTTAGTGCTTTCCTTGGCGAAAGCTGTTTGCAGTTTGTCGGCTATTTCGTCAAAGGCTATACCCGTAGCGTCGCTTACCTTGTTGGCGTAGTCCAGCTGCGTGGCTAGGTCCTCAATGCCCGTGCCTTGGCCCACTGCCTTTACGGCGCGTTCCATAAGCTTAAGCTTACTTATTTCGCCGTCAGTTGCTTGCTGTAATTGCGTGAGCTGTGCGCTCGTTCCGATATTGGCAAAGGCTACCTGGACGTTCTCAGCTTCGGCAGCAAGGTTAATGCACTCCTTACCAAAGGCTATAATTTCAGCACCGGCAAAGCTAGCGCCAATCATTGCGCCAAGGTTAGCAAAGCTTTTAGACGTTTGCTTTAGCTGCGCGTCTACCTGCTGAATACCACGGCGAAACTCCGCGGCATCTAAGCCTAATAATACTTTACTGGTTACGTCCATAGCTCCTTAATAATGCCCTTAGGCTGCTTTCTTTTTTCTCGTCTTCAAACGCTAGTAGGTCGGTTTCGGAAATTACATTCTTTACCGACTTCCCGCTTATGTTTACCAGCACGGCGGCTAGCCATCGCTGCCTTCGCCACTCGTCTTTGTCCCGTTCTAAGCCGTGCCTAAACACAGCTTCTAATTGTTCCAGTGTTAACGTCTTTGCTTCGCTAGGCGCAATGCCTAAGCGTCCCACCAGCTGGCCTAGTACGTCTACTGGGCCGCCGGCTGGGAAAAAGGGCCGTTAAGCCGCTGGGTAAGTTCGGTAATATCCCAAGCCCCTGCCATAGCCTTGAACTCGTCAAAGCTTATGCGGTCCGCCATATCCCAGAACTCTTGAGCGTATAGCATGGCTAGCATGTCTGCCAGGCCTAGGTTACCTAATTGTGTTACGCTTTTACCCGTAACTTCTTCGAATAGCAATGCTGCCCCCAGCGTAAACTTCTTCCCGTCCATAACTCTAGTTTGTACCTACCGTAAATGCTCCAGTACCGTTAAGCGTAAAGCTTACCGTTCCGTTGTCTTTATCCGGTGCGCTAACTGAAAGTTGCGAAAGGATAGCTGTACCTTCTACTTTAGTTTCACCTGCTACGGGGGTAACCGTACCAGCTGTAACTTGGGTAATACGAATGTTTACGATGTCGCCTACTTTGGCGTATAGTTCGTCTACGTTCCATTTGGCTGCGTCGTCGTCGCCTAGGTTGCTAGTGCCGCTAATAGTCCAGGACTTGGCGCTAGTTACGTAAGTACGAAATACGGCCACGTCTTTGCTTGTGGTTTCGCGGGTATCGGCGTTCAGCTCAATGCTGCACTCCGTTTCGGCTGCAAACGCTTTGTAGGTCGTTCCGCCGTCTGCGCTTAAAAAAAGGCGAACTTCTCCGCCGCTGATGTTGCTCATGATTATTTATTTATTATGAAAGTGAAATCGGCAGCTAGTATGATACTTTCCTGCTGTTCATTGTAAAAGGCTTGCATGTTTTCCATGTAGCCTACCGTAAAGGTGTTATGTATTGTTTTAAGATACGTACGTATTGTGGCCAGTTCTGCCTGGGCTGTATCGGCGCTGGCGAAATGCAGGAAAAGCGTAGCGCTTACCTTTTCCATTTTTTCGTCGTCTTTGGTTTCGCTTATCGCTATGCCGTTTAAGGTGATTACTATAAAATCCGACGTGAGGCCCTGCGGGGCTGCCAAGCTAAAGACTGGCGTAGCCGTGGCCGCGTTTACTGCGTCGTATATGTACTGTAGATAGTTCACCGTAGCTGCGCTTTAATACGCTTTTGTACAAAGTTACTAATTTTTTCGGCTGCCTTACGGGGTACGTCGCTACCTTGTAACGCTTTATCAAAAAATTCCTTTGGCGTAAAATTCTTTGCAGTTCCGCCGAATAGCTGCCAGGGTGCATAGTATGCGCCGCGCTTGTTGCTCGGCCTTAGGCCTACTACTACGTAAGCCTTCACGGTCCCCTTGTTTGGGAATACGTCTATACTTTTGTAAAGGTTGTAAAATGCTCCGTTTGTTTTTTTGTTTGCGTCTTTAACGCCGCGTGCCTTGTAGCTGGCCTTGGCTTGTAACTCATTGTAAGCCTCTTTGCGGGCCTTTTCCACTAGCGGGCGTGCTTCGGCCTTTAGGATGTTCCTAAGCTCCCTAAAACGCAAAGTTTCCGACGTGCCTAATTGCTTAAGGCGCTGCCGGAACTGATCAAAAGATTCTACCTTGCCGCTTTCGCTTTTTAGGTAAACAGTATTACCCCGTGCCATTATCGCGTAGGGTTGTTTTGACTAGCAAAAAACGGCGGCGGCCTTCGGGCGCTACGCTTACTATATCGTAGTCCTCGGCGTTGTAAGTTAGTTTCCATTTTGCTGCCACGCTGTTGGGGTAGCGTAAACGCCAGGTAATGCTGGTGGCGCTTTGGATTTGGTCGTACGGCATGGTTTCCGTACCGGTTGCGCCTGGCACTATACGCTCGGCGTAAAATGACCCTGCGCTGGTCCAGGTCTTTGTTACCTGGCCGCTGTTATTTGTGGCCGTAGTCGGCTGGTAAAGCTCAACGCGTAGGTCTAGCATTACGAGAAATTTTGGCGGTAGCGAAACGCTAGGCGGTCAAAAAAGCGGTTTGAATTATACGGCAAGTCGTCGCCGTAGTCGTACCCAAATTTAATGCGCTGGTACAGCGCGTGTTTAATGTCTGCGGGTGGGTTAGTATCGCCGCACGTGTAAACTATCACCATACGCTCCGGGGTTTCCTTTAGCGTTAGGGTCGTGTTAACATAGGTGTAATCGGTGTATAGAACTTGGACCGTTGCGGTTCCTTCGTCGTCGTATGCCGTTACACTGGTAATAGCCGTAACGGGGCCTAGGGGTAGGGCGTATTGCTCCTGCCCCCAGGTATCCACTGTTACAGTTGTTGCACCTAAACGGTAGCCGGTGTAGCTGTTAAATTCCTCGACCGCTGCGCTAAAAAGCATAGTTAGTAGCGCGTCGTCTGCGCTACCGTCTACACGGCAAAAGGCCTTGACTTCGGTAAGGTTTACCGTAATCGGAGTATAGCTGCTAACCGTTACCATTTGTTTAGATAGTTACGTCAGTTGCTAGAGCAAAAGATGCGTTGCGCAATACGGCTACGTCCATAAAGCGCTCTACGTAGATTTCCACGATTGAGGACTTCATTTGGCTGTAAGGGTCTACCATTAAAGTAGCACCGCCCCAAAATCCGATTTGAACGTCTGCGAAATTACCGAAAAGTAAGCCGTAGGTATCGGGAGTACCAGTAGTCTTTTTAGAAACCGTGGTATTAAAGATATTGTAGCCGTTGGCAGTCTTAACTGGGTCCAGCATGCCTTCAACCAGGAAGCGTCCGCTACCAGCGTCTACTTTGGTTTTCTTTAGCTTGGCTACTACGTTCGGGTGAGTAACGTAAGCAAGGTTTCCGGCTAGTGCGTCGCTTGCAGCTAGTGCAGCTTCCATGTCTACCAGGTCGTCGAAAGTAATAGCACCTAGGGTCAAAGCCTGCGCTGCTAGTTCAGTGTAAATACCGCTAGGCTGGTTAGATGATCCAGTACCATTAAGTACGGCGTTCTCTAGTCCTTTGTTGAAAGAAAGGTTAAGCTGCTGAATTACGCGCTGCTCAATTCCACGGCTGTACTCTTGGCGCAGCAGTTGGTTTGACATGGACGCGGAAATTACGGCACGCTTAGGCGACATAGTAACTTTATCAAAGTTGATGTCTTGGACGGTGTCGGTTCCGGTTTCAGTCTGCCAGTTTAGCGTGTAGCTAGACGTTTGCTTAGGGAAGTCGATGTTACCTACCAAGTTCTCTGCGATTGAGCAAAGGCCAAGCGTAGGTGTGTTAGGGTACAAAAAGTCAATGTAACGGCCTGGCTCGGTAAATACCAAGTCGCCGCCAAGGTTTCCACCGGTTCCGCCAGTAACTGACTGCGTACGGGTAAAAAGCATTTCGGGCATGTTGATAGCGTGCATGTCGCGAGCGTCAACTCCGAGCCTGCGCTTCTCGCTTAAGCCTTCCTGGTTTACTTCGGCTTCTACGCCAGTAAGTTTACCATTGCGGGCTTCGTTGATAGCCTTAATGATGTTGAATTTTCCAAGGTTGCGAGCTTCGCTCTTTGAAAGCTGACCTTGTACAGCTGATGCATCTACAAAAGTGTTAGCTCTTGTTTCTGCTTCGTTTTCGTGATTTTCCACGGTTTCGGGGTTTTGGGTTAATTTTTCGGGTTCTGCCTCTTGCAAGGCCTTTTCTAGCGATCGTAATGCTACGCTCGTAGTTGGGTTAGCCCCTCGCGGGGTTAGGCTAATGTCGTACATTTCGCCAATTTTTTCTATAACTCGTGTGGGCTTTTCGCTGCGTACATTTTCCCAGCGCTCCTGCTTAACAGTAAAAGCCCAGCTTGCCTGGTCTACGTCGCCGCGACCTACTAAGGTTCGGACTTCGTTACCAGTTGACGTATCGGGCAAATCAAAGCGAAACTTCAAGCCCTCTTGGTCCTGCTCTAGGCTTAGGGTGCCTTCGCCGTATTTCGACCTAGCTAGCACGCGGTCGTAGTCGTGGTTGTACAAAGCGTGTACGTCGTAGTCGTTTAACTCGCCTAGCGCGTTAACGTCTATGCGCTCCATAAAGGAACCCATATCGTACTCGTTCCAGTTAAGGGCGTAGCCTTCTACGGTGTTACTCTCCGTTACCGGTATCGTCCGGCTGCGTATTTCCTTCTCCATTTTGATCGTTTGTGTCGCCCATGTGCATAGGCTTGTTATATACGTCGCCGCCTTCAATAGGTGCTAGACCTTCAGTGCGGCGTATTTCGTTGGCGCTCATTACGCCTATGTTCCAGTAATTCACGTTACGCTGTACCTCAGTGGTAATGTCGCCACGCATTAAGGCCTTAAGGTCCAGCTGGAATACACGGTTACCGCTTAGTAGCTTGTTGGTAAATTCCATTTCGATTACCTCAATTAGCGGACGGATGCAGTCGCTAATAAATTGCGCGTTCTGCGCTTCAATGCTGTTCGCGTAGCCTGCGCCATCCATGTGGCCAATTTTGTGCGGGGGGACGCTGTAAAGGCGGCAAATTTCTTCAACACTAAAACGTAAGCTCTCAATTAACTGCGACTCCTGAAAGTTCGCAGCTACCGGCTTGTACTCTGCCCCCTCAGTTAAAACAGCGGTCCGCCCCTTGTACTCCTTGTTCAGTTCGTCGAACTGTCGGCCTATTTGCTTAACGCGGTCCGCGTCCCTAATAGTGCCTTGAATTTGTAAGATGCCTTTAGGCATGCCGCCATTACCATAAAACCCGCCCATGTGAGCGGTTGCGGCCATTGATGTACCGATTATTTCTTTGGCGTAAACAATCGGGCTAACTCCGTTAATGCCGTCAAAGGACCAGTATTTAAGGTGTATTAACTGGTTAGGGTTTAGGCGTAGGTTAATACCGTTGCGTAGGTGCAGCTGGTAAATAAGCTCGCCGCTGGTAGTATCAACAGTTACCAGTTCGGTATCGATAAGCTCCAGGCCGGCTAAGTTATTACCGCTACGTACCGGCAGTACGTAAGCGTTACCCCGCAGCAAAAGCTGCGTTAACATAGCCTTACGGAAATCGTAGCTATTGTAGGCCTCGTTTGGTCGCTTGCTTACTAGGTCGTTAATAAGGCCTGGCTGAAATAGTAGCCCTTGCTCGGTTTCGCGGAACAGTTGCCAAGGCAGTGAGGCAATCGTGTTCCCGATTAAGTTAACGCAGGCGTACAAAGCGCTAACTTTTGGCGCGTTTGTGCTGCTTACATTCTCGCCCGCTAACGTAGTGTTACCGCCAAAAAGATTGATTAGCCAGGGCTTAGGGCTTATTACTCCACTAACGCTGCGCTTTATACGGTCATACCATGCCATTACACAAAGTTACACAAAAATTATATCTAATTCCTCATACGTCGACATTCCAGTACTAGCATTGTGAACATAGCCCGCGAGCGCAGTAATTAGCGCAGCCGTGCCGTCTATTCGGTCCGGTGCTTTATCCTTTTGAAAGGTCCAGTTATCATTTTTATCAATATGCAAGCTAGTGTTTGCAATCATCCAGGCGGTAATGGGGTTACCGTCGTGTGTTATGCCTTTAGTGGTAACCATTCTATAAAGTAGTTTCATTGGCTCGTTTACCATAAGGGCAGACTGGCGTACCTCAAAACAAAACTGCTTGCCATATTTGCTACGTAAACGCTCCACGGTTTCTGCTGCGTTCCACGGGTCAAAGAAAATACCTTCTACCGGGTGCTTGTCTATAATGCTTTCAATCATTGCTATGCGGTGGTCGGTTGTGGTTACCTCACCCTTCACCATGTCCAGCTGGCCATTCTTTATCCAGTTCCGAGCTAGGTTCGGGTACTTTTGCTTTCGCTTAGTCATGGCATGGTCAGTAATTTGGTAGTACTGGACCGTATAAAAGCGTTCGCCGTTAAAATACACTACCGCATAGGCTGTAAAGTCGTTAACAGCTGCAAGGTCAACGCCTAAAAAACAGCGCCACTTATCTACGCCTTTAGGTTTGGGACCTTCACACTTTAGCCACTTACCTAATTCAATGTACGGCTGGGCGCTACCGGCCCACTGGTTTAGGTGCAGTTTGCGTAAACTTAGTAGAGTTGGTTCGTCGTGCTTGGCTGTATTGCTTAATTCCTCTAAGTATTGTAACGTAACCGTTATACCCAGGGACGGGTTAGCCTTGGCCCATACCTTCGGGTCGTGCGGGTCCTCTTCGTCCGTAGCTCCGTAAATGATAGTTAGCCAGCTTGGGTCTATGCTTGGCTGCTCTTTTACGCGCTCCGCGTATTCGTGCCACTTGTGGGCAAAGCTGTAAGCGCTGCCTGCCGTGGTAATTGCCACCATTTGGCTAGGGCGTGAGGCCATGGACGTACGCAGGGCTTCCCAAAGTTCCGGACCCTTTACCTCATTCCAGCTGTGTATTTCGTCGCATAAGATAAAAGACGGGTTTAGTCCGTGGTTACTGCCCCCGTCGCTGGTAATGGTCTTTAGGTAGCCGGGCTTGCCCTTTAGCCGTATTTCCTTACGGTAGGGTTCTAGTACCTTTTGTAGCTCCGGGTTTAGTAGGATCATGTTACGGACGTAGCCAAACAAAATACCGGCCTGCTCCCTGGTCGCAGCTGCTAGGACTACCTGGGGGTTGGTCCCTTCCTTAAATCCTTTAAGCATGTGAGCTATTGCTAGCATAGCGATAAAAGCGCTCTTACCGTTCTTACGTGGTATTTCTAGCCAAACCATGCGCTTACCCTCAGCGTCGCGTATAAGCTTACGCTGCCAGTCCATAAGCTTTACTGGCTGACCGGCGCCGCTGTCCTCAGTTAAGACGCAAAAGCGTTCAATTATGGATTCAGTCCAGGTTAACTGCATCGCCAACAATCTTACGAAGTTTATCTATTTCGGCGTTTGCCTGCTTTAGTGCTTCCATTGCTGGGTTTTTTCTTAGTACTGGTTTGCCTCGGTCAGTTTGTGCTTCCAGTATAGCGCCGTGCTTATCTATGCTGGCCTCGCATTCTGCTTTTACGCGCTCCCAGCGGGCTAGTTCCTCAATCATTTGGCTAAAATAGGTTATTTGGGGTGTTTTGGTCCTTACCCTGGTCAAAGGAAAAG